CAGATTCTATGACAAAATCTTCATTCATTTCTTAAATATATCATTATTTTATTTTTACTAAAATTAAATTGAATACTCTATTTCATATTTTTTTATTCATTAAAATATGAAATTAAGAAGTGGTAAAACTTACACTACTACGTGTTTTATTTGTAAAGAACATTATGGTAATGAAAATAGCAGTAAATGTTCTAAATGCGATCCTAATCATACCCCCGCATATTCGTGGAGCACAATTTATTATGGAGACGAGTTTCAACTTAAACTAAAAAAATATGCCGAAAACTTAACCGCACCAGATTATTACAAAAGGTACATTAAAACTATTTCAAATAGAAATGATTTTCGTCATTTATATGAAGCATTAAAAGTTCTAAGATTTGATCATAAATTACTCTTAGATGCTGAATTTGCTTATGATCTAATTAATCATTACTGTGTAGGGAGAACCAATAAAAGAATTCATCTTATATGTCCAATGATTGTTGATTGGTGGAATATAACGCGTGAAAATGGATGGGGGGCAACAGAAATATGTTATTATGGAAGATTTGAACAACCTCATTATAAAATTAAATCAATACCTCCTCCAAAAACGAATGTTCCACCAGGAGGATGGAATTGGAAAAATATTATGCGGTAAATCATAAAATATTTAGTCATATCTATTTATAGACATCACTTTATTTTTTATATTATGAACACTGAAACAAAAAAAGTATTATTAATCACATGCGCATGGCTTTCCGGATGTACAATATTTTATTGTAGTATATTATTTGAATTACACCATGATTTATTTACCAACTGCTTAAAAAAAACAAAAAAATTATGTTATAGTAAATATCATAATCCATCCATAAATCCTACGACTATTAAATTCAATAATAACCCATATATAAATGAAATTACAGTATAAAACATAAATATATAATGCCGTCATAGCTCAGTGGTAGAGCGGGACTTTAGTAAGGTTCAGGTCATGGGTTCAAATCCCATTGATGGCTATTTTAAAATTGATTTTTATTTTACCTTATTACGGTATAATAAATATTATGTTATCGTCAATCTCAAATGTTAAACGAAATTCAAACTCTAATTCTAGACCAACTCCTCATCCTTATCATATTGATATCACTTATGTGGCTGATAGGTCAGGTTCAATGTCATCAATGGGAGACTCCGTTATCAATAGTGTAATTGAATTTGTAGATTCACAAAAAAAATCCAATCATAATAATTGTTCATTTCATTTATGTTCATTTGGATTCGAATATCAGGAAATTCATTTCAATAATATCAACGATTTCAATCTTAATAATGAACAACTTAAGGAATATCTAAATCCACAAGGTTGCACAAGACTTATTGATACCGCGATTGAACAACTCGATAAACAAAATCAACGTATCAACTCTTATGTTAATTCCCTCCCCAATAATATCAAACAACTTAACCCAAAATTCTCAAAAATTTTTGCTCTTATGACTGATGGTCAAGATAATCTCAGCGAAAATAAACACTTCCACCTTCAACAAAAAGTTCAAGAAGCCAGAGATAATGGAACAACATGTATCTTTCTTGGAGCAAATCAAGACGCTATAACAAGCGGTTCTCGTTTTGGATTCTCACAAGATAATTCCCTCACTTTCTCAGCAACACCAACCGGACTACAAGAAGCAGTAAGATCAGTATCATATGCTACACAACGCTCTATCAATGGTAATAATGTATCATTCACACCACACGAAAGGTCATCGTCTCAACCTGATATCCCTTCCACTCCATTCTCCAATCCAATCCCGCCTCCTCAATATCTTTATTATCAATATTAAATAAAAAAATATCAATTATATGTATAAATGGATATTCAAAACTCTGAAATCATGAAAAAACTCTTTGGACCTTTAGATGGCCAGTGGTGCCTCTATTTTTATGTCCTCGCTGTTATAACTTTTGTTTTTTTAGTTATGTCAGTCGGTAATCTCGTTATGTGTTTATTTAGTAAAAAGAAAATGAATATGACATCAGTTCTCGCTACTGTTCAATTATTGATCGCTTACTTCATCAATAGATTACTTTACTCAATGTGTGCCAGTTCATTATCCGGTGGATTTTAATTGTAATGCTCCATTATATTTCTCATTAATACTATAAGTGAATCATTATTATCATTATTTATAGTATCTATTTCATCCATCTCATCTATAAAATCATCATATGGTGTATTAATAGGGTTTATTGTACTCAGTTTATTTTTTTTTATCAACTTTGCCCTACATAATGGACAATCATTTTTTGTATTTAAATGTTTAAACATACAGTCAAAACAAAATTTATGACCACATTTAGTGATACATATATTTTTCTCCCCCAACTCCTCAAAACATATGGGACAATTGTCTTTTTCACACATAATTAACGGATAAGTAAAAAAATACTCTATATTTATTACTTATTCAATTTAGAGTATTTTATCCTCACACCGGTATATCGTCATATGCCAGTCTAGTTGGTAAGTTTCGTTCCCAATGTCTCCTACTCATGTTCATATTTACTCTCCTTCTATGTCTCGAATCAGCATCTGCCATTGCCTGACAACATGCTGTAAATAACCATGCTAATATCATACTTACAAATCCCAATCCTATTATTACTGGAAATGATGAAGACTTAAACTTAATTCCCAATATTATCGCCCATATAACTCCAAACATACACACAAATATCGTAAATGATAAAACTGTTATCATAACCTCAAAACATTTCTTTATAAACTTATAACAAAACTCTCTATAAATTTCCAAACACTCATCACACGGAGATAATTCTCTTTCTTCATTATTATGATTTATTGGTGTATTAGTAGGACGAACTCTTTTAGTAGTAGGATGTATTTTTGTTTTTTTCTTTGACTTAAATTCATCTGTTTTTTGTCTACATATTGGACAATTAACTAATAGTGTAACCGGTGTTTTCTCAATACACGCTTTACATATCACTCCTTCCTTACATCCACTATGCTGAACAACATTCATAACAAATTTCTCTTCCTGACATATAACACATAATTTTGTTGGCATAACCTTATTCATTCTTTTCATATGTTCATTCGCTTATAAAAAATAAATAAACTAATATTTTATATCAATTTATTTATCATCATCATACCTTATCACATATGCTACTCCCCCCTGACATGTACATCTATATTCATATCTAGTTCCTTTATAAGGATTTTCTTTACCTTTTGATATTCGTGTGCAGAGTTGAGTTGAATTACCGCCGGTTGATTTAAATCTAATTAGTTTCCCTCCATTTAACCAATCCTCTAAAGACAACCACGCATAACTCATTCTTATTTTAAATTGATATTAAATTATTAAATTAAATTCAATTCAATTTATTATGATACTACCTCTTACCATTGAAAAAAGTTTCATATCATATGGATATGTTGAGGATAGCGAAAGTGAATATGATTTTGATTATGTAAAGAAAAACAATGAAACTGTAAGTATTTATTTAAATTATGATGAAGAAATAAATAAATGGAAGTGCTCAGTCCCACTTAAAAATTGTAATAGTAACTATGTTTCATACTATGATAGTGTAAATGAAGCTAACAGTTATTTCTCTTATCTCATCTATAACAACCTACTAGAATGAGAAAAATCATAACTTAAATTTGATAATTTATTTTATGATTTAACTTTTTATTTTTCTTTTAACTCGTTACACAATTCTCTTTTTATCGCCTGAATCTCCATACAATACTGATCCAATGTCATCTTCCCTATATTATTATTAAACACCGAAATAAACTTAAAGACACATACAGGATTTTTCTGACCTATTCTGTATGACCTTCCTATTGCCTGGTCTTCCATGTAAGGATTCCAATGAGGACTCGTAAAATACACATTACAATATTGCTGTAAATTAAGTCCCTCCACCCCACTCTTATTCTGTATTATCAATACATCCAAATCATTCGAATTCAACAATTTAACTTTTTCTTTTTTCACCACTTTCCCATTCACAACTCCAACTTTCATTCCCTTCTTTGATAAATGATGTTTCAATATCATCGCTTCCCTATCATAATAAACAAACACCAATTTTTTAGTTTTTCTGTTTTTGAGTATATGTTTTATGACGGCTTCAAGTTTAGAATGACTCATTTTTTTGAAATTAGGGAGGCCTTGTCTCTCGCTCAAGGTAAACCCTTCTTTACTTACACTAGTCAATGTTGATGGACAAATACATATCTGTCTAGCCCTAGTCAATATTGGCAATGCTGATTCACCCATATTTTTCATTATCACATTCACATTTTCTTTCGTCACATTCGAAAAATTCAACCTACTATGAATATCATATGCCATATCATTCTCTCCCTTAAATGGAACCATTATTACATTTTCATTGTAAGGTGGTAATACGATACCTGCTTCTTTTTTGCTTCTAAATAGAATATGAGATTTTATTGTTTTTACTACTTTTTTCTCTCTCATATTATGAAATCTAGTCAAATTACATTCGTCATATGGCAATAATGATGCCAATGTTTTAGCATCATCTAGGTTATTTTGAAGGGGAGTTCCGGTAACAATCCATACTATTGGTGCTTTCAACCTTAGGGCTCCTTTATAGACACCTGTTTCTTTGTTTCTCATATAATGAGCCTCATCATATATCACCCTATCCCACTTAACCTTCCATAATGGAGATTGCCAATGTAGCCTATCAAAACTACCTGTTCTTTTTCCAATCATGCCATAAGTAGTTATAACTAATGGCCTTTTTAGGATATCCTCCATCTCATAGTGTTTCACATTAATCCCATGATACACCAATGGAACATGTTTCAACAGGGTTTTACACTTATTTACCCATTGATCAACTAATATGGGAGGCAACACTATCAATGTTCTCTTCTTCCTATTCAACACTACCTGAGATAACATCATCAATGTTTTACCTAATCCCATGTCATCACACAACATTCCACCTCCTCTCTGTTCTTTTTCATGACACCATTTATACCCCTCCAACTGATGTGGCTTAACATCATACCCTATCTTCTTCACAAAGTCAATAAACTGGTTTTGGGTGTTCATTTTACTTGTTAGTTAATTCCTGTAGTAATTATCGTTATTATGTATAGTGGTATAAAATTATCTATCAATTTTTGCTAAGTAACCCTAACATACAGTATTCATTCCTTTATTTAAATTGATACTATTTTTTATACCACTTTATTTATCACCTAATACACACACACACCATCAATAAACCAACACATTAACCAATATAACCAACCGATTTACCATTATGCCATACTGTAAGTTCTGTAAGGAACAGGGTCATTGGGTAAGAGACAGAAGCGGTGCTATTACATGTCCTAAGTTGAAGAATGTAAGTTGTGGATACTGTAAGGAACCAGGGCATACTACCAAACATTGCCCCATCCTTAAAGCCAAAAAACAACACAGAAACAATGAAAGGAGATATGTAAGAAAAAACACTACCGATAATAATGGTTTCACTACCGTTGGAAAAAGAAGAAACCAGAAAAAAAAGACCTTCAAAAATAAGATTCAACATAAAGTTAATCGATTCGAAACATTCGCTGAGATTGAAAGAATTGAAGAAGCTAAAGAACAGGAATGGCCTGAATTGAGTTCGATTTCTTCTGTTCCTGAAACAAATTGGGAGTCAAAAACCAACTTTGATGTGGTTGAAGATGAAAGCCTTTTCGATAAGTTGTCTAAAATCCCCATTACCGACAATGAGGAAATGAGGAAATGGAACAGAAGTTGGCCAGAGTATTTCACAGCGCCTGATAATCTCGTCGAATGGAGAAGAATCAACAGTTTAACTATGCTGGGAAAATCATCCAAAAAACAAGAAAAAATCCAGAAACTCAAAGAAAAACTTACTCACATCCAACCTAAGCCAATGACAAATCCTACCGCATGGTCAGATTACGAAAGTGATTGCGGATCAATAATGAGCGAGATAAGTGACCTGGAGAATGATTTAGCCAGTGATTATTATGATAGTGAAGAATCTTATGTTGGTCCATATGAACACTGTAAATACCCAAATATGAGTGAATGGGACCCAGTTATGAACGACTGTTGGATGTAAATAAAAACAAAAAAACAAAAAATGCCCCCCTAAAAATAAAGACAGCACATATAAATTGAAATGGCGAAAGCCTATTTTTTCTTATTTAAAGTAAAAGAAAATGACTCATAATTTCAAACCTGGTGATATTGTATCGGTAAGATATCCAAATAGCAGACAAAAACATATTGTGAAAAGATATGCTACTACAATGTCAGGTGAGAAAATACTAATAACTGAAAATATTGAGGTTCCTGATATACCTCCAAGACAAAGACGAGTTGGTTCTATCATTCTAAGTAACACGCCAAGAGAAAAACAATGGTTTTATCCTAATGATTCTAATTTATCCATATGGAATACAACAGATAAACTATCTTTAGTATGTTGGGATAGAAAAGATTTAGGAGGCTAACCCTAAAAATACCAATATAAAATTGATTCGGCGAAAGCCTTTTTTTATTTATTCAACGACAAATAATAATACTAACAGATAATAAATATGCCTAGTGATCTTACACCTAATGATACGGTTAGCCCATGTTTTGGTGGTGAAAACATAATGTTGGAGTGGAAATGGGGCGAAACTAATACATATGATATTGATAATATCATAAGTGATATTGGTGAATTTCTGAACTATGTGAAAACAGGAGACATCACATGGAGTTGGTTAAAAGCATGGACATATCAGGCAAAAGAATTCTGTTCTTATGCGAGACCAGATGTTCATTTTAATCAACTCTACATGATTTACTCAATTCATCTTTTCATTGATTATCTCGAAATTACTTCAGGAGGTGAAATTCTCGAAAAAAACATAAGTGAAACACTCTCTGTATGTGATGCTATGTATTTAGTAGATGCCTTTAAAGCGACATACAGTCATGCTATTCGAGTATTGAAAGATATTGATTTAGTTTCATTTGATTTTAATGCTATGAGCAGATGTGAAGAGTTGAGAGAAATTAGGGCTTTATCTTCTAGGGTAACCCCGTTTCAGTCTCGTAATGGACTAGTCACTCCTCCCCCCACTAGCAACCTACATATCAGGCTACCACCTCCTACTACTATTCGAAGAAACATAATTGTTACTCCTCGAACACTAACACCAAGAGTAAGAAGGATTGTAAGTAGTGAATTACCAGTTTGGTCAACAGATGATAATGATGATTTTGATATCAATAACTGTGAACTTCCGGATTTGATTGATGATACCGCATCTACAGCATCAACCGTAATTCAGCATGAGTCAGGTGGATTGCCTCTTATGGCTGACGAAAGACCAGTTTCTCCCATTGAATTTGAGGAAAGTGATGAGGAATGTGTCGAATTGCGTTGTGAAGAGTGTGGTGACAGTGCAGACTTTGATTGTGAGCAGAGTGCTCTGGATTGTGAATGGGACCGCACCTTACGTGGAGATGGGAATTGGTTATGCGATGGATGTGCTTGTAATTTTATGGAAGAAGAAAATGAAGTTAGTGAATTACCTCCAAGAGAACATGACCCATCATGTCACATTTGTAACCGTTACATCGATATTGATGATTTGAACACCATCTGTATTGATCCAGAATTGGGAACAGAAGATACCGAAACTGAACAACATCTAGCCCATCTAGACTGTTTAAGACAGAGTGATGAAACGTTTATCTGGCCACGTTTGTATGATGACAATGAAGATGTTATTAGAGCAGGCGATAGACTTCGTTTGTTCATCTGGCCAGTTGGTGATCATCCTCTAAATCAGGCTGTCATGACAGAACCACTAAGAAGAGATAATGTTGATATCCTAACATTTGATTACGCTAATTATGTTTCATGCTTAGAAGAAAATGAGTGGCTAGAACCAGTTGGTATTGTTCGAAATGGAAATTTTGTTGCGCGTATCACCTTACCAGAAGAATTTGTATGTGATAGGTGCAGTCATGGTGAGATAAACCTAACTACTGAAGACTGGAGATTAGGGTCGAGAGAAGTGTTTCGAATTGCGCATTCTAGAGGATGGCGTCGTCTTAGCGAGTATGAACCGTGCGTTGATTATAATCGATGGCATTGTCCTGATTGTTCGAGTGAGATAGGAGATCGCAATAGAATTAACAATGACACTAATGTTAGTGAGGAAACCGAAAGCGAATGTGAAAGCGATGATGAAGATTTCACATGTGGTGACTGTGGAGATGAAATGAATGATGAATTTGAATGTGTTCAGGATGCGGTGGATGCTGAATGGAACAGAGGATTACGTCGTGAAGGCGAATGGTTGTGTTCATGTTGTTCAGGCGATGAAGTTGCGAGACAAGAATATAATGAACAATTAAGAAGAGAACAAGAAGATGAAAGAGAACAACAAAACACCAGAGAAGAAATGAGAAGAAACAGAGAAACTAACATAACTCTATGTTGTGATGACTGTGATCACAGAGTAACCATCCCTCATGTCCCTGGTGATTCTCATAATAATATTATTGAAAGAGCAGAACATCATTTTAATTGGAGATGTATTAATAATAAATTTTACTGCTTATCATGTCACGAAAATTTGCCTTTTAACATTTAAAAACAAAAAAATATAAAATGCCACCCAAAAACAAAAGACAGCTTAACCCTTTTTTCTTTTTCTTCTAGTCTTACTTTTAGTTACAGTTCTTTTTTTTGTTTTAGTTCGTTTAGTGATTGTTCTTTTAGTGGTTTTAAATTTATTATTAATAGACTTTTTTAAATAATCCATCATTGCTTTAATCTCTGTTTCATCATGTAATAAAAATTCCTCATATCCTCGTTTCAATATAACCTTAAGTTCATCATCCATATCTAATACTGTATCATAACCTTTATCCCTAATTAAATGTTTTCCATTATCTATCTTTCTAAACAATTCATCCTTTATTCCATCCTCTTTCCCATCTATATGAATATTTAAACCATATTTAATAAATCTAGGATTGTCACCATATATTTCCTTTGAAGGATATGTTATAAAGATATGAATGAACTTTTTCATTTCATTCAATATTCTCAACTTATTTTCATCATCAACTTTATTCATCCAATTATATAAATGTCTCAATGCCATTTCAAATGTAATATAAATTTCTTGTCTTTCAACTTTATCTATTATTCCTATTCTATCTCGAAATGTTCCTAGTGTTCTGTAAACTCTCTTCTTATATTCATCATTACATCTACCATCATAACTCATTATATAATTATAATAATTCAACTTACCTTGTAAAAAAACATCAAATCTAGTGATTAATTCAATCATATACTTATAATTGGCTTCTGGTGTAAGGGAGCTTCTTAATTTTCTTAATGTGTTTATTCTTTCAGTATATTCTCTATCTTCTGTTCTATCGGTTTGCGGAGAACAAGTAAAAAAATATATCTCACAATTATAATCCTTATTAGAATCACATATTTTCTTAACAACATCATATAATTTAACATGATTAAAGAGGTCACTACTAGCACTAGTTTTTAAGAAAATTTTGTTAGATAATTTAAGGTCTTTTTCAATTGTATTAGGATTTAATCCATAATAAATACCGAAATCAGTATTAAGACTTCTGCTATTTTCATAAGTTTCTAGTGTAAAATATTCATTAAATATGAAATCTCCTTTTTGATATAATTGTGTGTTATGGAATAATTCACCTGAGCCTCTTGTGATAATTTTAGAAGTGATGCCTTTTTCAACAGACTCTAATGTATCTTCATAATCATCTAATTGTCCTCTTTCTTGTGGATATAAAAGTCCAGACATATTTCTGGAACTACTAGTTAATATATCTTTTGCGATTGATTGAGAACATGAATTATAGAATAATGCTCTTATTTGTTTATCAATTTTGAACTGAGTAAGTAGAACTTGTGTAGGAGCAGTTATTCTAAATATTTTTGAAAAATTATCAGGCATATCAACTAATTTAATAATATTTTTAGTTTCTTTGATAGGATATAATTTGTTGGGTTTTTTGGGAACATTAATATATTCATCGCCACCGTTACCGTGTGCTGTAATAAAGAATTTTCTAATAGGTAATTCATCACTAAGTGCTAATGATGCCATATATAATATAAATTTATATAAAAATTGATATTATTTAATATTATTATAAAATAAATAATAACTAATGTCATATGCTTCAATGATTAGACCTAGAACACCTGTATATGAACAATTTATTAAAAATATTCACCGTGTATTTGACCACATACATGGAAAAGATACGGTAAATGAAATATTTATTGGTCTTACTCAGAAAATATTAAGTGATTTAGTAAAAATATATGATAAAACAGTATTAGATAGATATTATACTATATATAAGTGTCTTGAAAAAAATGGATTATTTGAAGATGATAACAGTAGTAGAAATACATATAAGACAAGCATGTATATATGTGCGATTCAACATTATTATGATTAATAAAATAATATAAAAATATTTGATTAATTTAATATAAATGAGCGTAGCCAGAAGAATAACAACTGAATTAAAACAACTAGAAAAAGACCCCCCAATGAATTGTAGTGCCGGACCAATTGGAGAAGATATATTTAAATGGGAGGCAACAATAATTGGTCCAACAGAAACAGTATATGAAGGAGGTGTCTTTAAATTACTAATTCATTTTTCTGATAGATATCCATTCAAACCACCTAAAATAAGATTTCTAACAAGAATTTATCATCCAAATATTAATTCTAGTGGTGGAATATGTTTAGATATATTAAAAGATCAATGGAGTCCAGCATTAACAATTTCAAAGGTTCTTTTATCAATATGTTCTCTTTTATCTGATCCAAATCCAGATGATCCATTAGTTCCTGATATAGCAGACGAATATATGAATGATAGAGAAACATACAATAACACAGCAAAAACATGGACGCAGATTTATGCGCAAGGATAAAATATATTTATATATACATCAATGAGTTCATTAAACAACATAATAACTAACTCAGCAATAATAGGTTTAGGAGCATCAGCAACAACATTCATTGGATTATTAATAAATAGTAATCCAATAGGAAGTGATTGGAGAGATGTATCTTTTTATGGATTAATAGGATGTGCTATAGTATCAAAATATGTATTAACTGGTAAAACACTATTAGATAGACACTAATGATCATCTAATATTGTCCCTATATATATATTACCATCTGGATTTACAACTACTATTGGTATATCAATGTTATTATTAATTTCTCTTTTTTTTTCTTTTTTATTACAATCCCAAAAATGACTACATAAATTAAAAGTACAATTACATAATAAAACCACTACTAAACATATTGTCAGTAATGAAATTATTTCAAGCATACAAGTTATTTAATAATAAATTTAAGTTTATTATTAAATTAATTTAAAATATATATTTACCGCGTTTTTTTTATTTTTTTATAAAACCCTTTTTTTATAACTAAAATGGATATACAAGAATATTATATTTATAAACCCAATAGACAACCTAGAGTTGGATGGTTACAACAATGTTTTTGTTGTGAAACAACCTTTACGTCTAAAGTAATACTTTTTTCTAGTTATAAATCATGTCATTATAAAGAAAAATATTGGGCATACATATGTGATAATTGTGAATATAATATTTCAAATGATATTGTTAAATTTATTAATTTCAGTAAGAAATGTAAGATATTTATAAAAGAGAATTGTTATTAATTATCCTGTAGTGCATTTACTATTCATAGTAATGTTGGGCATGGCACAATTTTCACTTTTAGCTCTTCTAATACTAATATAATCAGACGCTGATAAATATTTTTCATGTTTCGTAACCACAAAACTCTTCTTTCCACAATGACCGCCACAATTTTGAACCATTCCATTTTGACTTAAATCACAATTCAATGATTTTTTTGCTTTAACAGAACTAGTTTGTTCAGACGCATTAAAGTCTGGCAATCTAACTACATTAGGTGCCTGTTTTTCAACAAAATATCTTCTTCTATATGAATATAGATTTCTATATGATTTTTGAAAAAAGGGAGTAGCGGTATTTTTTGAAGTATTCGCACACATAGTTTTTTTAGTGCCTTGATTATTTGAATATAAAGCACCAGAGCCACTTTGTGTAACGGCAGTTCTATTATTGTATTTTCTACTTAAAATATGTATTGACATTATATAATTTATAATTAGAAATTAAATATATAAATAATATCTATTATTCGCTTCTTCTTCAAAACATCTCTCTAAAGAATAATATAGTTTTGTTCCATTTATATGCTCTAAATATTCACTAATTAAATCTATTTTCCCAATTGACATATCAAATTTTTTTAAACAATATGTAATCATTAATGCCATACTATAATATGCTGTATTTATTGATATTTCAGTAGGAATTCTTTTTAAATATAATAATTCAGGACTCAAAAAATATTTTTTCTTTGAAAACACCTTATTAATTTCCATCATATAATCATTAACTATATCAACAAACTTATCTGTATTTATATAGACAAAATATATCATATCATTTAATTCCATTACTATCACATCACTCAACTCCATCAAATATAATGAATATTTATCTTTTTCTAAATATTGAATCTGTTCTCCAATATTTTTAAACATTAATATAGCATCATCATATGATAATTCACCACCGTTTTTCTTAAGATATTCCTTCAAACTATATATGTTTTTACATTCACTACATTTTATAGTTAATTTAACACCACTTGTATTATCTATTTTTTTAATATTACCTATATTTTTTGTTATATTATCCCAATATTTTGAAAATAAATGATAATTCTTAATCATAAATTCAAAATTTTTTTTATTTTTTTTTAAATTAATCTCGCTATTCGAAAATAAACTCATATATAAAATAAAAACTTTTTATTTTAAAATTGATTTTAAGTTAAATATTACACATTTATTTATCAATATTACTATATGAGCGATAATCAACTATTTTATAAAACTCAAATATTAACTTACATGGGTAACAAACGAAAATTTTTAAATATAATAGAAAATATAATAAAAAAAATAGAAAAAGATTTAAATAAAAAATTAAATATAGGAGAAGGGTTTTCAGGAAGCGGTATTGTATCAAGATTATTTAAAAATAATTCAAATAATCTATATGTAAATGATATTGCAGGTTATTCATACACATTAAATAATTGTTATCTTTCAACACCCTCACAAAAAGAATATAATATAATAAAAAAATACATCGATAAAGCAAATAATTTCGTAGAAACGAATGTTAAAGTTCCAAAATTCATATCTAAACATTGGGCACCAAAGTCATCAAATATTACTGAAAACGATAGAGTTTATTTTACTCATAAAAATGGAATAATAATTGATAAATATATGTATTTTATCAATAATAAAGTAGAAGAAAAATATAAACCTTATTTATTGGCACCATTATTAGTAGAATGTTCAATGCACAATAATACGAATGGTCAATTTTCAGCATATTATAAAAATGAAAATAGAACAGTTGGAAAATATGGGGGAAAAAATGAAATAGATTTAAAAAGAATAACAAAAGATATTAAAATTCAATATCCTATTTTATCTAATCATAAATGTAATGTAAATATAAGTCAAAATGATACGAATGAATGGTGTAAATCAATACCTGAATTAGATTTAGTTTATTATGACCCTCCTTACAATAAACATCCATATTGTATATATTACTTTTTATTAGATATAATAAATGACTGGGATTTAGATATACAAATCCCAAATACAAATAGAGGACAACCTAAAAATTGGAAACAATCAAAATATTGTAGTATAAACAAAGCAAAGGAAACATTTCAAGATTTAATAAAATACACAAAATCTAGATATATACTTATTTCATATAATGATGGTGGAATAATACCATTAAATGAATTGGAAGAAATATTAACTGAATATGGTAGTGTTTCCAAAATTCCAGTTGAACATAAAACATATAATAAATTAAAAGGAATCGCTAACTATAAACGAAAAAAAGAAAACAAAGAAGTAAAAGAATTTTTATGGTTGCTCAAAAAGAATTAGTCATTCTTATTCATCACTAATCTCCAAAACCACGGTTCTCCTTTATTATAAATAATTTTTATGTTCTCTCCATTCAACATCTTTTTTTTTATCTCATTTACAAAATCATTATTATTCAAATATTTGTAATAGATATATACTACTTTACATTTTTTTTTATGATTCGGTATTAATATTACATTTTTAATTTTACCGAAATTATATTTATTTAAAACTGTATAAATTTTGTTTTTAGTAATGTTATATTCTACTCTAGGGATACATATACTAAATTTATATTGCATTCATTGGGTTATTAATTATTAATTTTAAATTATATTTATATTCAATTTAAAAATAAATTAAATATAAATACAGTTTCTTATAATTGTGATTAAGCACTATATATTTTAAACAAAGTTTTTAATTCGCTGTCAAGAAACTAAAGTGAGCATATTATTAACAATATCGCTATATTATATATATAGCATCTCTTTAAATTGATTAAAATATATATATAGATACTTATATATATAAACACATATAACAATGTCAGGAAATAATCGATTCGCAATGCTTAAAAGTAATGATAATAATTCTTTCAAAAAGAAAAAAGACTCTAACCCCAGATCTAATGATAGGTTTAAATCAACTAATGATAGGTTTAAATCAACTAATGATAGGTTTAAATCGTCAAATGATAGGTTTAAATCATCAAATGATAGGGTTAAATCGTCAAATGATAGATTTAGGTCATCAAATGATAGGGGCAGATCATCAAATGATAGGGGCAGATCATCAAATGATAGGGTTAGGTCATCAAATAACAGAAGATTTAATGATGATTCTTCTGATTCTACGAATTCATTTAAAAGACCACACAACAGAAGATATAATAATAGACGACGATATGACAGAAGATTTGACAGAAGAAAAAGTAATAATATTCAATGGATTCAACCGTGTCATGGAAAACTAGAAATTGAATCTCTAATGAAAACCCAACTCGAAAAAACAAAAAAAGCAAAAAAATCAACAGTAAAAGTTCAACCTCAAGAAGATTCCCTTGATGAAGAAATGAAAAGAGAAAATAATCAATTCATTCTATCAATGGCTAGTAAATATGATGAAGAAGAAGATAATGAGGTTAAAGAAATATTTTCGAATAACGTAAGTAATAGTGATAATGAAGAGTATGAAGATGAGGAAGAATACGATCCTGACTCTATTGAAAATTATCAACAACAATACATTTAATTAGTTATAATATCAATTACTTAATATAAATAAAAATTATATGTCAGATTATGAAATAGATGAAAGTGATTTAATAAATTTTGAAAATGAAGATAAATATTATGAAAAATTTTATAAAAGTAAAGTGAACCATGTAAATTTAGTTTTTTTATATTTAGATTTAAATGGTAATATAGTTCATACTAAAAATTATAAACAGGATATCAATAATAACAAAATAACTAAAGAATTATTAATTCACATATTAAATAAAAACTCAAAATTAAATAAAATTAGATACAAAACAATTTCAATACTTAAATATAATATTGATTTGGAGCCTGAAAAAGTAAGAAATTATATTGAAAAGAATGATAATTTATATGACTATATAGATGTAACAAATTATTTGGATGATATAGTTTATAACGATAGTATAATGTTTCTCAAGAATTTAAATTCACTTCACATTATTTTTTATCCAAAAAAAAGTAAAATAGTAAGCACTAAAAAAATTTATATAAAAAAAACTAGAAAAAATAAAACTAGAAAAAGAGTTTAAATCTAATTATATTTATCATTTAATGAATTATTATAAATATAATTATGGAGAAAATGGTCATATACAGCACACCTGGGATGACCATAACCTCAATACTAAAATAAATCAATTCTTTTTTCAATTAGTTAGAACCCATGATAATGAAGATTTATATGATTTAGAATATGAACTAACATCAATGTTAGAACAAATATTTGATTCAAAAGAATCATTGAAAAAATATAAAAATGAATTAATTAAATTATATCAAATTGCTGGACATACAAGAGATATTATAAGAGGAAAAGGAGAAAGAGATTTATCATATATGCAGATATATAATTGGTATAAAATGAATAGATATTTGGGGGAATATTTATTGAGATGTTGTGTAATGTTAGATGAAGGAAAACATCCATATGGGTCATGGAAAGATATAAAAAAAATATCACAGTATATTTATCTAAAAACTAATAATAAACATCATCCATTCATTAATTCTATCGTAACATTTGTAAATGAACAATTGCTAATAGATATGACAAATTATGATAATAATAAAAATATTAGTTTGTTAGCAAAATGGTTACCTAGAAAAAGTAAAAATAATAAAAAATATGGATGGTTATTTGAGAAATTAGCATATGACATGTATAGTTATTATTTTAAAAACATAAAAAATAAAATAGGATTAAGAAAAGCAAAAAATAAAGCAGAAATGGCATATAGAACAATATTAAGTAGATTGAATTTTAGATTAGGAACAATTGAAATAAATCAATGTAGTAATAATTGGAGATTAATAGATTTAGATAAGGTTCCTTCTTTAGCTATGAACAGATATTATTATTCATTTTATTTTGATAGGAGCGGTAGAGATTTAGATAAGTTTCCTAGTATAAGACTAGACAGAGAGAAGTGTCGTAATAATTTTCTTAGACAAATCGAATCCAATAAATTTAACACTAAAAATATACAACCATATCAAATAATTCATGAAATTATACATAAAGATATTTGGAATTATGATAAAAATATGCCCATTAGAAAATACATAAATTCTATATGGAATACTTACACCAAACAAAATAAATTGTATATTAAAAAAATAATACCTTTCATTGATACATCATTTCAAATGGAAAAAGATAAACATATACCATTATATAATTCTATAGCATTGGGAATAAGAATATCTGAAATAGAAGTAAATGAATATAAAAATAGAATTATAATGTTTGATTCAATACCAAGATGGATTATATTTGATGAAACAGACGACATATGTGACAAAGTAAATAAAATAGTTAATAATTCATTAGGTTGTAACAGTGATTTTTATAAATCATTAAGATTAATATTAGATACAGTCTGTAAAGAAAATATACATAATAATGAAATCAAAAATACAAAATTAATTATTTTTTCAGATATGCAAATAGAAAATAATTCTCCAATTTTAAATAGACGTAGAACAACTCTTCATAATACTATCACTAAAATATTTGAAAATATTGGAATTAATGGTCCATATAAAAACCCATATAAATGTCCTACCATAATATTCTGGAATTTAAGAAAAACAAATGGATTTCCATGCGATATTGATTCTAGTGATGTATCAATAATGGGCGGATATAGCGATAAATCATTGGTTTATTTGAATAATACCCCAAAATCAGAAATATCTACTTCTAAAAAAATAACGTCTTATCACATATCTAACGGGGATTATAACATAAAATCAATATTAAAACATCATAGATATTATTGTCTCGAAAAAAAAATAAATGATTTTTTAAATTAAATAATAAATATAATAATTTATTATAATTATTATGAATAATACTGACAATTCTGATAATTTGTTATCATATAGAAATATTGATCTAAGTAATAATATTTTTGATATAATTTTAAATGAAATGGCATACAGAACTCAATATCAAGAAGCATTAAATAACTCATTAGACGATACAAATATGTATGAAAATGTAATATCTAAAATTGGACTAAAACAATTAAAAAAAAGACGCTTCAAAAAATATTTGTATAAAGACCAATTAACTTGTCCTATCACTATGGAAAAATTTGAAGATGGTGAAAAGATAACAAGATTACCATGTGGTCATATATTTAAAAAAGACGCAATATATGAATGGGTTTATAATAATAAACCTACATGTCCAGTCTGTAGATATAAATTACATACATTCGAAAGATTAAAAAAACAACCCAGTGAGCCGTTTAATATAAATAGATTTAATAACAATAATAACTTTTTAAGTCAACCACTTCATAATTATTCATTAATAGATTCAGTTGTCAATGAATATGAAAGTAATCTAGAATTAGAACATGTCTATTCAACATTGTTAAATACTTTCTTTAACAGACGTTAAATATCATCCCAATTTATTCCTCCACTAGTTCCTTCTTTACCTGTAATCTTTTCATTTTCTTTTTTCGTTAATGATGATTTATCCTTTTTATTTGATGACAACTTAATTTCTCCAGTATTATCAAACAATATCTCATCATCACCCATTTCTGTTATAAACATTCCAATATCCTTCAACTTATCATTCTTCAACTTCTCTATTTCCACATCATTATATACATACAACAAATCTACCTTTTGCTTACTTTTCTTATGAACTACTTCCCATTCTCTCTTTCCAACCAATAAAATTCCATTTACTTTAATCTGATTATCTCTCTTATTTCTTCCCTTAAATTTACGTCTCATAACACATAATCTTTCCACTTTATCATCACACATCACTTGAACCATCCCACCTCCAAATATCTGCAATACTTTCGCATACATCTCACATATTTCTTCTTCATTCTTATATCTCATTTTTAAATTATAACTCGGCTTAGCATTCTTACTAGCCATTTTTTTATGTCTATTTCCTCCTTTTGTATTTTTAGGCATTATATAAATTATAAAAAAAATATTTTTTATAATTTTTAAATCAATTTAATATATCACTTTCATATCTGTTTCTAACACATCATTACATAATACCTCATTCATACTTATATCATCCAAATCTTTTATTGATTTATATTGCGTTTCCTCATCCTGCTCATCAGGCTCATAGTTATATTTCTCATAAAAATCATCATATTCATCTTCATCACTAAACACTATCTTCTTTTTTTTATCATCTACCTTCACCTTATATTTATCAAATCTTTTCTTCCATATTGGACTCTTATAAGCATAGTATTCCCACTCCTCTCTCAATCCTACTACTATATCATCTCTTTTCACATCAAAACATCCCACTTCACTATTCACTCCATACAATCTCTTATTCTTCAAAACACGATATAATTTCATCCCTTTTATGTTATTATTATCATTAATAAACTTAATATCGCTCTTATTCACTCTATAATTTTCATATTTCATCTTATTTTTCATGATACTTAAACAAATAACTGAAATAAGTATATGTTTTTTATCATTATAAACACTAATATCTACGTTTAATTTTTCATTGTATTCATCTATTACTACCCTAATCAATCCTATCTCCATCTTATTCATATAATAACATACATTATTCATATTCTTCTTTTTTAAACTATCAAGTAAAAGATATTGAAGTTTACTAGTAAATTTATTGTTTTTTTTTGCCCTTATTTTTTCAGTAGAAACTTTTTTTTGATTATTGATTCTTAGTTTAAATATAGAATAATTTTTATTAAAATTATGGAGATGTTTCAGAGTTTTTATGATAGATTTAAAATCATTTTTTTCTTTCCAGTCCTTATAAGATTTGATAATTGTTTTTGAGTAAAGATATTGGTTTATGTAACAGAAATCAAGATAGATTTTGATTAATAGTTGCCATAGTTCGTCTTTAAATCCAGAATGATAAATTTCATCTGCCCAGAATAATATTTCGTTAAAATCAGAACCTTTTAAAATAGCCAGAATCAGGGAATATTTAGCATCATTATAATTATAAAGATATCGTGTAAATATCATAGTCATCGTTTTAATGACAGATAGTAAATGATGTTAAATTAAATTCAATTTATTTTCTAGTGATAATGTATATGGCTAAGCATTCCCCATGGATCAAGCACGTAATGGCAACTCGCAAGAGTATGGCAAATGGCACTAAATTCAAAGAAGTTTTAAAAGCAGCTGCTAAGACCTGGAAAGGCGCATCTGGAAGTTCTGCCAAGCCCGCAACTAAGAAGGCCAAGCGCTCCAGACGCCGTTCGACCAGAAAAGTCAAGAAAGGTAAGAAGAGCAGACGCAGACGCAGAAGCAAATCCCGTAAGTCCCGCAGAAAGTCTCGCAAAGGCGGTAAATATTAATTTCTCTCAATAGTTTTAGTTAAAAACTGATTCATCTTAATATCTTTCGATAATTTCTTACTGATATCATCTCTATTTTTAGCGAATATATCAGCAATATTCTCAAATGTCCACAAATTATTCACATCTTTTTTATATAAAAATGTGTTAAATGTAACAATAGTTTCTTCAACACTTAAACGTTTCCTAGGATTTGGATGTATATTTTTTAACAACAATTTCGAAAAAAACTTCAAAAAATTATTCTCAATAAATCCATCTTCATATATATATGAAAAAAATCTCATATACATTATTGACAAAGCATAATTATCCCATGTTGTCCAATAATTCAATAATTTATTAATTCTTTTTTTATATTCTATCTTGTTATACCTCAATAACTGTTTATAACAAGCATTTAAATATTTCTTCTTAAACTCAGGAGATAATGATTTCAATCCCCTATTATATTTCACATAATCAACACATATGTTTTTCAACTCATTTTTATTTGGATTTGGATTTTCATTGATAATAAAACATAAGTAATGAACATCTAATGGCCATATATAATATTCTGGACCATAAACATAAAAATAATCTCTTAAGGTATTTAACTTGATATCATCAATTTGAATTGATATACCATAATCAATTATAATAGGTAAATTCATATCCTCATTAAAAAGAATATTATCTCCTTTTAAATCAAAATGACAAATCTTACTTTTAATAAGTAACTTAAGCGATTTCAAAAGATGATTATAACCATTAATAATATTATTAACAATATATTTACTATTTTTATTATCAATCATATATCTTAATAAACTACTGCCATTCACATATACCATCTTCATCAATATCAGTTTTTTATCCATTTTATAATGTTTTTCAACAACTTCACAATCTTTTGTTTTAAGTTTCTTTTTTTCCATAAAACATGTTCCTATAATAGGGGAAAAATGATTCATAAATCCATTAATTTTTTTTAATAAATTACTAATTTTTACTTCATTTCTAGCATTTTTATTGTAAATTTGTAATTTAGAGATGATTTTTTTATCATTAATTTCATTACCGTCACAATCTAATGCCGGATAATGAACACATCCAAAACCACCTTCTGCTATAAGTGCTCCTCCATCCATATTAATATAATTGTATATTTTATTTTATAAATTATAATTTATTAAAGTAATATAAATGTTATATAAAATAAAAAAAGCAGTATATTATAATCCTTTTTCAAAAGAATATCAAAAAATATTAACCATAAACAAATTACCTCCTTCATCTAGCAATATATATAAAAATATTAAAATTTTAAAAAATAACAAATTAACACCATATGATAGCAATCCTGAACACCATTGTTTATATGCTTTTTGTGATTCATATGAATTATTAGAAGAAGATAACATAGATATATTGATAGAAATGTTGATAGAAGATGGATATTCGATAGAATATAAGATGACAACTATGTTGAAGAAGGGAAAGGGTAAATATAATGATTTATTATTTTTAGTATCTAAAAATTGATTAATATATATTAAATATAATAATATTTAAAATGACATTAGAAGAGGAAATCAAAGAATACATTAAAACATTGAATGAAATGGAATTAAAAGCATATGAGATAGCAAAATCAGATTTAGAATCATCATTTGATGTATCTAAAAGTATAGGTTTTGTAAAATGGCGAAAAAAAAAATAAATAAGATTATATATTAAATGAGTGAAAACAATGAAAATAATAATAAAACAGATACAAAAGCAATAGATGGAGCATTAACAGGATTAAAAATAGCAACATGGCCAAACAGACAAGTAGATATGGCAGAGAATGATTCTACAGATTTACTGGTTCAAAATGGCACTCAAATATTAGATACAGCAGGAACAGTCGCAAAAAAAACAGCAAATATTTCCAAACCACTTCTATTAAAAGCAGTTGATAACGCATATATGAGAAATTTACAACATTCATATGCTTTACCATTATTACGAAAAATATTGGAACAAGTAACTAATATGAATGTAGAATATATATTTGCTATACTTAAGAAATTAGATATAGATTTAGAAAGTAAAGATGGTAAAGTATTGAAAATATTGACAGTAAAAAATCAGCAAAGAATTGATATTTTAGCGAAAATAATCATAACTGTATTAGAAGAATATATGAGTGATCCGGAAAAAAGAAAAAAATTAGAAGAATTACGAGATTTATTAATACAATTCATTGGAGAATCTTCAAAAACATTAGCAATTACACTTGGAGAAACTAGTGGTGTTTTAAATGAAAATTTAGAACAAGTAAAACCTGTTGCCAAGAATTTTTTATTTAGTGGAATAGGCACAGTAATAGAAGTGTTAACGGCAGTTGTATTTTCTATACCTGTAGTCGCACCCCTTCAATTACCTTACAAATTATTAAAAGCTGTAACATTAAATATTCCAAAATTTTTAGATCTTGTAGATGCTGTAGGAGATGGCGCTTCATCAGTTGGCAAATTAGTTTCTTCTAGAAACAAAGATTTATGTAAAAGCATGCAACCCGCGTTAGATTCACAAGATAAATTAAGAGATATCAATAAACAAATAAGTGATATTATCAATAATGTCCAAGCAAGTGATGAAGTATTTACTAACACTCATATGTATGATGAAACTGATAAAATAAAAGAAGAAGAAGAAAAGAAAAAACAAGAACAGAAACAAAACCCAAAACCAAAATCAAAACCAAAAAAGAAGGGGTTATTAGATAGAATAGACGATAATATTGATATAGGAGGAGATTTCTTTGGTGGTGGTAATAAAAACCTTACATGCGAAGATAGTAAAAAATTAAATAAAATATTAAATTCATTTAATCTTTAAAATCCAAAACTCTTAAAAGCAGAAAAACTCAAGTTTTCCTTCTTTTTATCCATATTTATCCTATTTTTAATTTCTATTTTCTTAAAAACAGGACACTCATTAATTTTTCCTATTTTTGAAAATTTATTACCATTCATCGGTGCCAAATTTTCAAGCATCTTTTTCTTATTTTCATATTTTTTCTCCAAATTAGTCTTCAATTTAGCGAATACATCATTATCATCCTCTTTTTTATCTTCATCCTTCATTTTTTCATTTTCATCTTTTTCTTTAATCTTTTGTTTCTGCTTTTCTAATTCCTTCTTTCTACAAATATAAACATTCTTACAACAATATGATTTCACATATTTCCTCGCTATTGTTTCCAAATAATCAAACTTAATAACGCCATCACTCCAATACTGAAATGACTCCTTATAATTATTCCATGACATAATAACATTTCCATCTGGAGTATTTCCCATTATATAATTATTTTCTTTTACATCTTCATTAACTGTATTTTCAATTGAATCAATTGGATATTTATCTTCAAATTTAACTTCTTCTTCTTCTTCTTCATCGCTATCTTCTGCATTATCAAATTTAAGTTGTGACGCAAAAACAAATGCTAGAAAAAATCCTATTGGAAAATATATCAATAAAGCTTTAAAAAATAAAGTAATATTTATCATACCATTCTCTATCATTGAATAATCTACAGTGCTACCAGCGAAAAAACATGCTACCAAACAAACAAAATTCTTATATTCCATTCTTAATTCTTACTCTATTATCATCTAAAATATTTAAGTTACTTTATTAATGTATTTCTTCTTAATTCCATTAAGTCATTAAGTTCATCACTTAAATCAGGAACCTTCAACTTCTCATATGTATTATTTTTATTATTAGGATGAAGCCTTATCAAATACATATCTTTTATTTTTTTATCATAATTCTTTTCTAATAAATATTTGTATGTATTTAATTGAAGAGAATAATGCCAGAATTTACTATGTGGCAGATGTTCTATACATTTTGTAGTTGCTGATTCTCCTTTAAACCCTATTTTTGATATATCCTTTGTTCTTTTCCAATCATATATACTTAATGTGCCATCTTCATTCTCAAATATCATATCTATAGCACCAGCAAATTTTAACTCATTATCCCATATCATCCATTCAGTTCTATAAGGTTTTAAATTAATATGATTTTTATGAAATTTTTTGAAATATCCCCATTCTAATGTATCATCATCTTCTACATCCATCTCATTATAAAAACATTCTATTTTATTATGAAGAGCAGTTCCCATATCAGCCGACTCTTTACCGTTCGTCTTCCACATCATTTTAATCTCATCATCAGTCATACCCCAATATTTATTATTTTCATTCCAATTCCTCCCTAATTTCATATTAGTTATAACCTTATCAGCATCAAATTTTGGAAAATGACAATGATTCCATGTTGTTACTGACATATAATCGCTTTCGCCATTTATAGTATAAATATGAGGACCTTCGTCAAAAGATATACAATCATCTCTTGAATGTTTATGTTTATTTTTTAAATAATCCATTTAAATAATAATGTAAATAATTTTTATATTATTATTCAATTTAATATCTGTTTCTATTTTCTAATAATTTTATTCTTCTTTCTAATCTTTCATTTTTATTCGCTAATTCTTTGACAGATTCTATCAATAAAGAAACTATATTTGAATAATTAACACTCATATATCCACCTTCTCCTTCATTTACTACTTCAGGTAATACATTTTTTACTTCTTGTGCGATTAATCCAATATGTTTTTTATTACTATTGGTATCATTTCTTATGTATTCAACTCCTCTCAATCTTTTCGTTTTATAAAGTGCGTTTCTTATAGTTTTTATATTTGTTTTAAGTCTAATATCAGAATAATTGAAAAATTCTCCTTTAACTATTGCGTTACCAGTTGCTTCTAATGAACCATATTTATCTATAGTGAAAGCATTACCATTCTTTTCTTCGGTTCCTAATACAAATCTTAAATCTCCTGATATATCTGCTTTATAACCAATAGCCATTCCATAATTTATATCATTTAATGATACATCTTGTCCCATTATAAAACTATTTTTACTATTGCTACTATAATTATTATTTCCCACTAAAAATATATCATGACTTCCATTTATTAACCTATTTCTATTACCATATACATGACAACTTTTAGCACTATTACTTTCTCCTTGTGCCAATACTCCAACTCGATTATCATTACCAAATATAGTAATATTACTTGAGTCAAATAATTGATTTGATTCTCCAATAATCATATTATGTTTATTACTTAACGAATTTATAAAATTATTATTTCCGAAAATATATGAATAATTACTACTTATATCATTTCCACTACCCACTATATAATTATATAAACTATTAGCTGCAAATGTCTGATTACTTTCACCAAAATTAAATGCAAAATTAGATTCTATTATACTATTATTTCCAAAAGAAAAACTATTATTTGATTTAACTTTATTATTTCGTCCTATACTAACAGAATTATTACTAACTTCACTAGCATAATCACCAATTATTAAATAAGGGAAATCATTATAACTAGCATCTATAGCTGCTCTAGGTTCTCTTGTAGCAATACCTAATTGTCTTTGTAATGCTAGAACACCATCATTTGGGTTTGTTTCTTCACTCCAATAAGAACTTAACCCTTTAATCGAACTCAAATCCTGAAGCCAACTTTCTGTTCCAAAACTAACTGAACCTTCAACCGCTAATTTATTTTTAAATATTTCCCCTAATTTATTATCAGTAGCCGAATAAGAACCTCTCAAACTAGCAATACTTGTCCCACTTTGTTTATATACACCGCTATTACCACTCGTAAAATCACTCCAAGTCGCTACAGCTGCTCCCGTTCCTGACGTTTGAATCGTTAATTCATCATTATTATCATTAATATATTTCAACTCATTTCCATCATAACGTATCGAACCTTGTGGTTGTCCACTTCTTGATATAACTTTGTCCATAATAAAAAATCTTGTAGTCCTAACACTACCTGATACATCTAAACTCGCATTTCCAAATGGTGCCAAATTACCAGCATTCGTTATATCATGACCTATTATCAATCTATTATCACTTCTTAATAACATACTCACATTACTACTATCCATAGTATCTATAGTCCCATTATTAACTATAAATTTTATTCCTGTAAATTGTCTTGTATTACCTGAGCCAGTTTGCTGATATAATTCATAAAATCCCATACCTGTAGCATCTTGTCCACTTGTTAATTCATTTAATGCTATATTAGCATTGTTTAAATTTGATAATCTACTCTGAAGACTAGAATCACCAAATGATAACCTACTTTTCGGTAATTCGGTTCCTAATCCTACTAAAACCTTAGAATTACCATTGAAATGAAAAATCTCTCCATCTAATCCTGATTTCCAATAATTTGAATTATCAAATAAAACTGTGTTTGATTTTACTTTATTATTTGTTCTTAATCCACCATGTGTTTTCCAAACACTCGTCATATATATTAATACATTATTTATTATTAAAAAAATTATCGTAAATCATTATTTTATCGGTAAATTTATAAATGTTTAGATAAATTAAATATGGCGTATAAAATTGACTTGTCTTTGAAACTTAAAAACCTCTCATCTGCTACTAATACTATTAACAAATTAGTTGATGATTCATACTATTTTGGGTGCGAAGAACATTTTGTTAATTATGAATTCATAAATAAAAAAAAAATCATTATCAGAAATCACTGCGTTATCACTCTCACATTTCCATTAATTGAAAAATATATGCTAGATTTCATTAAATATGTAAAAAATGATAGAAATGTTTATATTGAAACACTTGCTATTGAAGACTTTTCATATAAAATTTTATACGCCTCTAAAAGATATTTAAATATTATGGAAAAAGGTAAGGCAAAAGAATACAATGAAAATAAAAAAAAGGGATTATTACACCAAAATCCTCTCTTTGTTGAAATAAAATCAAGATAATTTAAATCTTTGTATTTTCTTCATCTTCCTTTTCTTCGCTACTACTATTATATTCATCCATCAACATTATTGCCATCGCACTATAATTGTGTAAATCCATCAATGTATCTCTCATTGTCTCATCATCCACTAAGGACAACTCCTTTTTATTCACCGATACTGCTCTACTTATCTTATCACCCATCCTTACTAAAACTCCCATTACCCCATATGTAGCAAAAGCATCACCATAATCACTATTCTTCCTTTTAAACAAATCAAATGCTTCTTCATGCACTTCTTTATATTGAGATTCCCTATCTGTCATATTTTATATACTACATTCATAGTATTTAAACTATTTCAATTTATTTTTTATATCTTCTCTTCTTTGTTTTCTTCTTCTTTTTTTTACGTCTTTTCTTTGTTTTCTTCCTTTTTTTAGACAACTTTTTTAACTTACTTTCTAAGGTATTTCCTCTCACTTTCCCTCTCATCCCATTATTCATAAATCTCATTATATCCTCATTACTCAATATATCTTCCATCACATCTCCATTTTTATTACTATAATAATGTAACTTATCACCATCATATTTTATCATATTTTCATCATAATTTACCACATTACCATCTATAATTGTTTGATTATTCGATCTTTGATAGTAAGATTGCATTTTCTATATATAAATAATATATAATTTTATATATATATGAATAATTTAATACAACCTAATTATAACTTCTCTAACAATATCAAAAAACAAAAAATAAAAAAAAATAAGCATAAAAAGGTAACAAAAAAAAAGTATTTAGATCAAATCATTGATAAAAGTTTCATTGACTCCTATTTTGACACTAAAAATAAATTGAAATAATATTATCTCTTAACCTTTACATTAAGAAACAATATGACTTCTATAATAAATGAACTACGACCCACTTCATGTGTTAATAACATCAAAGATTACCTTAATAATGGCATATCATGCCTCCAATCATTGACTGAAACACAACTAAATTCTATGTTAAGAAAATGTAATGACTATTATTATTCTAACAATAAGTCTCTAATAACTGATTCTCAATATGATATGTTGAAAGAATACATTGAAGATAACTTTCAAGATAATGAAGTTGTTAATGAAGGACATACTAATAGTATGATATCAGTTGAAAAAAATAAGGTTAAACTACCATTTGAAATGTGGTCTATGGATAAAATCAAAGATCAAAAATCTATCAAAAGAAAACTAAATAAATATACTGGACCGTATGTTATCACCGCAAAAATGGATGGTATATCTGGACTTTATCATTATGATAGCGAAAGTAATTCATTTAAACTTTTCACTAGAGGTAATGGCACATATGGTCTTGATATTTCATGGATGATTGACTATCTTAATCTTCCTAAAATCAAAAATCTCACCGTAAGAGGAGAACTCATCATTAAAAAACAAACATTTAATGATAAATATAAACAAAGATTTGCTAATCCACGTAATTTTGTTTCTGGAGTTGCTAACTCAAAGAATATTGACCCGCAAATTGTAAGAGATTTAGATTTTGTTGTATATGAGGTTGTTTCACCTATTATGAAACCATCAACTCAAATAAGATATCTCAGTAAAAATTTCAGTAACCCAGTCAAAGCAATTCTCTACAAAAAAACTAATAAAGAACATCTATCCAAAGTTCTTCTAGATTGGAGAGAAAATCTTGCTCATGAAATTGATGGGATTATCGTATGTAATGATAAAATTTATACTAGAATTACTGGAAATCCAGAACATGCTTTTGCCTTTAAAATGGTAATGAGCGACCAAATTGTTGAATCAATGGTTCTCAAAGTTATCTGGAGTCCCAGTAAGGATGGATATGTTAAACCTAAACTTCAAATTAAACCTGTTCATATTGGAGGAGCATGTATTCAATATGTCACTGCTCATAATGCTGGATTTGTAGTCAAAAATAAACTAGGCATTGGCTCAGTTATACAAATCATTAGAAGCGGTGATATTATCCCAAAGGTTCATAAAATCATTCATAATTCTACTGAACCTAATCTACCCACTGATATGGAAGTTAAGTGGAGTAAAAATAAAGTAGATCTTATTCTTGTTGATGCTGAAAATAATGACATTGTTAAAATTAAACAATATGATGACTTCTTCAAGAAAATTGAAGTTGTAGGACTAGGAAGAGGAAATCTTAAAAGAATATTTGATGCTGGATTTACATCACTTGAAACAATTATCAATATGAAACTTGAAGATTACCTTACTGTCGAAGGATTCCAAGATACTTTATCAAATAAAATTATGAATAGCATTAAAGAAAGACTGAAAAATGTAGAGATGAGTGATTTAATGACTGCTAGTAATGTATTTGGAAGAGGTATTGGTTTAAAAAAGATGAAACTAATTATGGAAAACTATCCCGGTATTCTTACTAGCAATAAATCAAATACTGAGAAAGTTGCTGATTTAGTAAAAATTGAAGGATTCAGCGAAAAAACAGCAAATATGTTTGTTCCATATATTGAAGATTTCTTTCAGTTCATGAATAGTATTGGTATTGAAGATAGATTGTATGATAATAATAACACTAATAATAGTAATCATATTCTTAGTGATAAAAAAATAGTGATGAGCGGTAGTAAAAATAAAACACTCAAAAATAAATTCAAGGAATTCAATATTACTCTCGCTTCATCAGTTAGTAAAAATACTGATTTTGTAATAGTTACATCTCTCAACGAAAAAACAAGTAAAATTGAAAAAGCAAAAAAACTTAAAATTCCTATAGTATTAGCCGATCATGTCTTAAAAAAATTCTTTCAATAAATAAAATTTTCATTTTGATATCTTAATTCATATGGATAACAATGTTTTAATTCTATATTTTCATCTTCTAATTCTTGAGTTAAAAAACACTGTAAATATGATGAATGAGAAACAATTGCTATCTTTTCCTCAGGTCTCTCTAATATAAATTTTTTCATTTCTTGACATCTCTTTTTTAAATTATCAACGCTTTCTCTATTTGAGTACAAATCATTTTCTATCCAATTTGGATCATTCTCACTTTTCAAATACTTAAAATTAATATTATCATGATAATTAATAACTAAATCCTTTTTATCTTTTCTTTTGTTTATTTTCTCATAATTAAATGGATATTCTTTTAACATATCCATTGCATAAATCGGCTTATCACTGTTTTTAAATATTTTTAGAGTAGTTTGAACTGTTCTAGTTAATGGTGAAGTAAAAACAACATCTACATTATTTTTTTCAACCCAATATTTATTTAAAAAATCTGCCTGTTCTTCTCCTTCTTTTTCTAAATTTGAATCTTCTATTAAATGATAAGCTTCCGCACCCATAGTTCTAAATGCTATATTATGCTCACTTAATCCATGTCTAATACAATATATTATCTTTCTTACACTCATTTATATATTCATTATAATTTATATTATTGAATTTATACTTATTTTTAAACTATCATATATATTTTTATATATTTTTGATGTCAATGACCTACTATCATGATATATATACTTTCTATGTTCAACCAATTCATCAAATTTCTTACTATTTATCTCAAATTTCTTTTCTTTATCAAATGATATAAACACTAATTCCATCCTTATTTTCATCATTAATTTATTAAATTCTTCAACATTAAATTCTTTCCATTCATTATTATCATAGTAATATAAACAATTCACTTTTTCTCTAAATCCCATTATTATTTCTTTATCATAATTTCTTATATTTTTATACAATATATCACTATAACCCTTCAAATAACCATCTATCATAAAACTATTATAATCTTCTTGAGATACAATAACTTTATTTTTCATAAAATCAATATAATTATAATCACTCGAAAGTTTAATATTATTATTAAGATATTCTAATATATTTCTAATACAACTCGCGCTTTTTGTTTCTATCTTCTTAAGTCTTTTTGATTGTTCCGATAGTAATAGTAATACATTATTTAATTTAAGACTTATGCTATTTAGATTATTCCTCGGTTTCTTTTTACATATTGCTGTATTTAAATTTCTACATATTATATAATGTTTTTCAAACGATTTCTGTGATAAATATTCTTTTCCACAAAAACCACATCTACCGTTAAAGTTCATTTTAAATAGTAAAAAATTCTTTTTTTTTATTCAATTTTAATAATATTTATATATATAAATGTCATTAAGAAGACACTTACAAATAAGAACTTTCGCAAAACAACCCTCTCAATCATCTAATACCAAACCTATAAATAAATTTGTAAATGGTTATACTAATAATTTTTTAGATACTCGTTTAAATTCTAAAAATGATAAATTAAATTCTTCTTCTCATACTGATAATAAAAAAAATCTTGCTGTTATTGATTCTAATCAAGGAAAATTCCAGACTAATGCTAATAATACTATTCCATTATGTCCTACTAATGTCGGTGGCCCTGGAGATAAAATCGCACCTACTAATAAAGTATGTTGTAATAAAAGTAGAAAATTAAAAGCTACCAGACCTGGTTCCAGTGGAGTTATAGCAGGTGATAATAAACATAACTCTTATGATAGGTATTTAGCAAGAAAAAAAGGTTACATCCTTCAAAGACAACATTGTTAAAATTTTTATATTATTAATTTGTATATGAATGATCAAAATAATAATAAAATTAAATTAGATAATTTTAATAAAAAATTCGTTCTTTCTCTAGAGAAATTAAAAGAAAGAAAAGCCAGATTGACTAGAGATATCACAATGTATGAAAAAGAAAAAAATACTATAATCACTCAATTAAAGCATCTTAAAACCGAACTTGAAAAAACTATTTCTATTTTAGTCGATAAAAAAAAGGTATTATATAAAACAGAAGAAACCATAGATAGCACTGAAAAATTATATAAACAAATACTTAGTGCTAGTGAAAACTTACTTAAAGTTATCTTAAAAGAAGAAAATCAACAAAGTAATAAAAAAGAATAATCATTTTAAACTATGTATATAAAATACGTATCCTTCTTTTGAGGTAAATATAAATGAACCATTTTCTATTAACTTTTTAGATATCATTGAATGAGATATACATATTTCCTCTTGTATATCGCGTAATGATTTAAATGCTTCTATTTTTTTATCTGGAAATATAACTATATAATTATATTTAGACACATATTTTTTCATATCGCTCACACTTTCTAATTCCATTTAATAGTATATTAAAATTAAATTTTAAATTATCTTACTTTAAAATTTAGTAAAATATATTTACTTATATATATAATGGCTGATACCGAACAACCCCAATCAACTGAACTCAAACAACCTGCTGAAGCAGATACTGGCGCTGATGCTGGTGCTGAAGACCAAACTTTAACAAACCAATCTGCTAATGCGGATGCTGATGCTGATGCTGATGCTGATGCTGATGCTGATGCTGATGCTGATGCTGATGCTGATGCTGATGCTGATGCTGATGCTGATGCTGATGCTGATGCTGATGAAGGTGCGGATGCTGAAGCGGAAACTACCCCAGTAAAAAGCATTGCTGACCCTAAGGAGGTTGAAATTAATTGTAAATGCAGTCCCAAAGGCCAAGATGGAGGTAAAAGAAGAAAATCCCGTCGCAGAAGAAAAAGCAAAAAAAGCAAAAAAAGCAAAAAGAAGAGAAAGAGCAGAAAAGGTAAGAAATCTCGTCGCCGTAAGAGAAAAACTAAGAGAAGACGCAGAAGAAAGAGCAGAAAATAAATAATCAAAACAATTTATCCAAATTTTCCAATGCCCAAAATTGAACCGCTAATGCTGGAAATGTCTTCATATAATTCGCATATAACCCCCTATATAAACCTATAATTCCTTCATTTGAAATTATAGTTTTAAAACAATCTATAATACCGCTATATCTAGGAATATTTGGGTTATCAAATGATTGTAATTGCATTCTACGTTTAACTAAATCAGTTGGATATGTTACAGAAATTGCAGTGCATCCAGCAAATCCACCGCATAAAAATTTGTATAAATGCGGGTCAGTTTCATATTGTTTAAAAGCAGATTTATAGTAAAAATAACTTGACATATTAATTCCATTCCATAAAGGAAACCCTATAATACTTAACTTAATACCATTATATGAGTTTCTTAATCCTATCTTTCTTAAAACATCTAATATGTTTTTATAATTACTATTATTAGATTGTAACGATAAATGCGTTCTAGCAGTTTCTAATGGAAATATTGTTCCTAAAGACACTACACCTGAAATCACACCAGATACAAAATTTCTCTTATTTTTTTCTAATTTATCACCAATTATAGAGTTACTTTTTTTATAAATAAAAAAATTAATAGCATATTGAGGGAATACTCTAATACAATTAATGCCATTACCTTTCCATAATCCAAAAATACCTTCTGTTTTCATAACTTTAAATATAGTAGAATTAGGCATAAATGGATTTTGTCTTTGTAACCTGAAAATTTCTAATGGAGAAGTAGCAGTTCTTGAAACAATACTGGAAGTTCCCCCAATTATAAAGTTTTTAAAGTCATTCATTAATAAAAAATATTACTATACTTTTAAATATTTTTTATATTTCAAAAGAACTAAGTGGAATAGTTTCACTAACAAATCCATTCTGAACAATATATCTCGATTGATCTGTAACATTAGGTAATTCTGCATCATATAAATCTATTTTTTGATATTTATTTTTTGATTTACAGCATTTATATATTGAATAACTAGCAAATGAACCACATCCTATACAATATATAACTCCCATAGATATCCATATTATTTCTATCATAATTAATATATAATATAAATTGAAATTTAAATTATAAATTATTAAATTTAAATTAATAATGAATATAGGAATAATAAGATACAACAATAAAACTGAAGAAGAACTAGATAATTGGAAAATAAAAAGTGGATATTTTGGATGTATCTATAATACCAACAAGGAAATATCAAATAGTTTCAAACCAGATTCAAATATTTATATCATCGAAGTAAATACAGATAAAAATAAAATTATTGGAATAGGATTAATCAAAAACAATCCTGTAAATAAACAATTTATAATTCATAAAGACCTTAATAAAAATAGATATACTTATATGAGTAAATATCACATGAATAGCATTGAATTAGAAATTATGGATGTTAAAATATTGATGGATATGGAAAATAAATTATTGAAAGGATGTCGTCATATGAAAAGAGGAGAAGGTATAACCAAAGTAGATATGGACAGATTTACAGTAGTTTTACCTACTAAACCTAGAAAGATATATAAATGTAAGACGTGTGGAAGACCGAAAAAAAAGTGTAAAAAGTGTCCTGGGAAACGAGTAGAACCAAAAGAAAGAAAAGAAAAAGTATGTAGGATATGTTTTAAACCTTTAAAAACATATGGAAAAGGACATGTATGTCAAATTTATAAAAAAAGTGATAAATATTTTAAGTGTTTAAAAACTTATCACAATTATTTTAATTCATTATTTAAAGCAGATTAAGTATATTAGGACGACCAACCCAACTACCGTCTTTTTGTTTGCTCTTTTCTTCCCATCTTTTATTTTCACTTTCATAAAATTCTCTAATTACAGGATTGAAATTAGGAAATTTTTCTTTATATTTACCGGTTGATTTATAACCTCTTGTATCTCTACAATATGGTCCTCTATGCTTACACCATAAGAATATATTTTCAGCATCAAATACTTGTTTTGCGCTTTCTTTTACATCCAACATATTATTTTTAACCTTAAGATAAGTAGGATTATTAACTAAATCAGGAATAACTAAAACCTGAAGATTATAAGCAGTTGATATCTTAAACAATTCATCATTACAATATAATGCTAAGTCATTAACTTTATTAAAATGTTCAACTAGTTTATTTATATAACCAGTAACATGTTGTTCTTGAATTTCTCTGCATCTAACACTTCTTCTAACATCTCTTCCATAATATCTATCGTATCGGGTAGATACGGTTTCTTTTTTCTGATGTGGTAATTCAATTAAACTTTCATATATATCTCTTACTGTTTCCACCAAAACAACATTAAATAATTCATATATATGAAGGACTTCTTGTTTGAAATCAAGAGATTTCTTTTTTCTCATAATGTTTTTTTTGAAGTCTTTTTCATCTATTTCTTTTTTGATGAATCTAATTCTGTATTGTAGATTATCGTTATTTTGAATATCTTCTCTGTATTTATCTAAAATATTCTCTCTAATTTCTCCTGAAATTCTGTAAAGACTCATAATTCTTTCTTTTAAACAATACGCACTATCCTTATCAAATCCATTTATTTCAACTAAACATTCAGTTAGAATTCCAACAAAATATTGATGATATGGCAATCCTCCACATAGAATAGCACCTGGCTGTTGATTAACATGTCCTGCTGTATTACTACGTTGCATATATTCATAGTAATGAGGATTATGAATAGTGCCATTTATCTTTCGTCCAGTATTCCAACTAAAAGCAACCTTACACCCCGTACACCACATTTGATCGCAATTTTTCACTGATGTAAAATCAGGCAATATAAACTCATTATTACCATCAATACGAAATCCATAATATTCATCATAAGATTTATATTCTACTTTAATGCTACTTTTAAAGTAGTCTTTATTTGGATTGGAATTGATACATTTTTTTCTTTTTAATATGGTAGGTATCTTATTTAAGTGTGTTCCAGAAATGTTGATATTATATTGAGATTTATAATCTTTTCTTTCTTCGCACTTTGGCACTTTAACATTCAGTTTTTTTCTTAAACTCATTTTTACTAGAAATCCCAATGATCTCGCTAATACACAAATTTGATTTGAAAGATGTTTATTAACTTGTATTATTGTTATTCTTTTCCCATTATTACTAACGCATCCATCCGTATCTATTATCCCGGCCAATAGTTTCAATCTATTCTCCTCGCTATTCATTAAATATACATCAGGTATATGTTTATTATTGAGTAAATTATATTTTTTCAAAGCATCCTTTAATGGGGATGTTGAATTTTTATGCTTTTTAGTTTTAATATATTCTTTTTTCACGCTACATAACTCAAATTTATTTAATTTACATACCTTACAGTCATTTTCTTCTCCAATTGCTCCTCTTTTGTATCCTGCTCCTCTACGTCTTATTGAGAATCTATATGGTGCTGTATGAACCAGTTCTCCATCATTATTTTCACACCAATTCATCCATTTCTCAATAATCTCATTATCATTACTAGATATACTCGAACCATCGCTATATCCATCACCTAACCAAGTTCCTACTATATAAGGATCGATATCTATATCTTGATGTTTCCAATTCACTATAGTGCTTTTAAATCCATATAATTTTGATTTAGTATGCTTTTTTAATTTAATGTAATCATCTACGGTAATCTTTAAATTAGTCTCTTTTATTGAATTCATAAATGTTTTTACATATTCAATCTTTTCATTGTAATTATCTTGAGTATATTTAATTTTTCTGCTTTTAAATACAACATTATTTGAATCAACCCACCACATTTTAATAAAATCATTATATACTTTGTATTTTTTAAAATATGAAGGTTTTAAAATCAAATCATGTCTGCTATTCACAGTATAATTCATACCGTTGTTTTGATTTATATTATAAAGTTTATCTTTACCTTTCAATGTTTCTAGAACAGTTCGTTTATTGCCATCTGTTCCTATCAATTCATCTCCCTTAACTATATTTTCAACCAACTTTTCTTTTCCATTCCAAAGCATTATCTTTGTGCCTTTTTCAAAGCAACCCGATATTTTAGATATTGATGTTCCACAAGAAGGACACGGTTTTGTTGATTTCTTAATAAAAGCAATTGATTTCTTCTTATTATCATCACATACATGTTCAGCATTCTTGTCTTTTCCTATAATTTCTTCACAATGCTTACATACCCATATAGAGCATGCTCCACATTTCCAACTCGTGGATAGAAATCCCTTACATCCTTCTGCAGGACATGCTTTGATAAACTCTCTTTTTTCAATTTTCATTGACTTTTTACCTTTGATAAAATCTTCGTTTTCTCGAATTTGATTACTCATAAGATAAACTTTATGTCTTTCTAGTCTCAACGCATCTTCCATAAGTTCTATTCTTTGTCGTTGAATCTCAATTGCGTTACTAATTTCAATGTTTTCGTGTTCTTTTTCAATGTAAGGCATTGTCGCTGGCATTTTCGCTCTTTCCAAATCCATTAAATTATCTTTCTTATGATCTTTATGTTTCTTATTATTAAATGTCTTAGTAAAATTATCAAACATAAACATATTTGTCCATCTTGCCTTACATGACATACAATGAGGGTCATCCTGAAGACCCAATAAATATGTCTCACAACATTTATTACATGATTCAAAATTACATGTCTTACATGTTATCTTCTTACGATTAGATTTATTGTATTTCTCACAACATATAGCACAGTCAGTTGTCATTGTTATTATTATATCATCTATATATTATTTTAAATTAGTTTCAATTTAAAAAAATAAAACATTATAATATATGAGTAATGCTAGTCAAACCGATTTTGATGTAGATAACTACAGCAATGAAGACTTATTACATATATTAGAATTACAGAATAAAATACCCATAACTAAAGCAGATATTATCGATAAAGTTAAAGTATTCATCAAAAAATATGACAATAATCAAAAATTTAAAAAATTCTTCTTAGAAATAGAAACTAAACTATTAGAAGAAAAAGATTTAATTAATGACTTTGATAAACAGGTAGAAGGAATAAAAAATAATGACGAAGAAGGTTATATTATTAAACAACAAAATATACAAACTGTCGCAACTTTCCCTGCCACTTATAAACAAGGCGATAAAAATCCTGTTAAAATTGAGTACATTAACAGATTTATTAACTTTGATAGTAAATTTAGAACAATTCTTAATAACTCCGCTCATAGATGCCCTGACCTTCTTATAAAATCTATCTCATTTTCCGGTGGTTCTATCACAATCACTCATAATATTAAACAAACATGGTTTAATGTTGGAGATACTATTAATATTAGAAGAAGTGAAAACAATACTTATGACGGTGATCATATAATTACGTCTATCGCAGGGGATAGATTATCATTTCAAGTTTCCAGTAGTATATCAACTGGACAAACTATTGAAAGAGGTGTAGTACAATTCGCTTCTAAAAATCCATCTTTACAACTTGATAATCCCAGCAATTATAATGTTTATATTTCACAACCTCTTACTAACGTATTAGAATTAAAATTAGAAACAGCATTAATACCTATATCATGGTATGTTTTCAGCAGTGATTATGGAACTAATTCTTTTTTTATTGATGATACTAAAATAGAAATTGATAATGGTAATTACAATGCTTCTCAGTTAGTATCAGAAATAAATTCTAAAACTAGTAGTTTAAGTATTGTATTTTCTTATTCTTCTATTTCAAATAAAATTACAGTCTCTAATAATTCAGTTGGAACTGTAACTATTCATTGGTATAAAAAAACATATAACCTAGCATGTAGTGACGGTGGAGGTGGAAAAGTAGATTATAATCTAGGATGGCTTTTAGGATTCAGAAATACAACTAATAAGGTTTTTTCAAGTGCTAATTCAATCGCTGATTCACTTTTAGATACAGAAGGACCAAAATATTTATATATAGTCTTAGATGACTATGTTAATAATAAACCTAATCAAGATATCATTTCTATCAGTGAAAATAAACCAACGTTTAAATTACCTAAGTATTATAATAAAAATACTATGGGGGTTGAATGTGCTCCTGTTCCAAAAGCTAAAGGATGCACTAATGTGCCTATAGTTCATGACTCTGTTGATAACCTAACTAGGGCTCAAAAATATACTAAAGACCAAATTGAACAGGCTATGATTGAATCAAATATTGATAGATATACTAGCCCTACTACTACTGATATTCTTTCTATCATACCTATTGACCCTTCCAGACCTAGATTTACTAACATGTTATACACTAATAATAATGAAAATAATAAAAGATTATATTTTGGACCTGTTAATTTAAAAGGATTCCGTGTTAAATTAGTCAATGACAAAGGTTACACGGTAAATCTTAATAAATTAGATTGGTCTTTTACTGTTAGTGTAAAACAATTATATGAATATTAACATATACTACAACTATCACAGTAATATGAATCTCTTCCCTTATCTTCTCTTGTATCACTTAGATCAATATTATAATATTTATCTAATATTTCTCTATTTTTTATTCCCTTAATTTTTTTATTATCTATTTTATCCGATATATTTTCGTATATTGAATATGTAAAATCATATATTGACTCATAAATATTTAATGACCTCTTACAACTCGTCTCATATACTAAGTATTTCTTTTTTTCACAATATTCTATCGTTTCATTTATCTCTCCTTGTTTAAATTTCGCATCTTCCTTATCTATCTTATTTATTAAAACCAAAATTTTCATATTTTCTTCATTATTTGTCGAATTTAATGCTTTAAATTCCCATTTTTTCAATTGACTTAATAGAGTTTTCTTAGGATTGGTTATATCTAATACTATAATACATCCTATTGGATCTCTAAAATATGATTGTATTATGCTACTATATTGTTCTTGTCCAGCCGTATCCCATAATTGTATCTTTATCACTTTCCCATTCTTCATATCTAACGTCTTACTTGAAAAATCTACTCCGATTGTCGTGTCATGAATATCTAAAAATTTATTATGTTGTAAAAAATAAGTAATAGTTGTTTTTCCGCTACTCGTATCTCCCGCTATCACATATTTAAACACATAATCTATCAACTTAAATCTCTCGTATTCTCCCATATAAATTAATATATCATTATTTTAATTTATATTTGAATCAAATCGTCATATATTTTCTGTAGTTTATCATTACTCAATCTATTCATATTTTTTTCAAAACTCTTATAACTCTTTTTGTATTTTTTCTTCAAAATTGTTTTCGCCTTTTTTGAACCTTTTAACATTAACATTATTCTTCTTTTATATTCATTCTTTATCTCATCACATATTATACTCTTCATACCCTTACAATCTTTCAACTTTATCCCATTATCTACTCTTACACTCGCTATCATCTTTATTATATCTATATATTCACGCTTTCCATATTCATCCACTATCCATCTCGTCTTTTCTCCCTTCTTTATCGTTTTATTTTTTCGTTTTTTTCTATTCTTTATCGTTTTATTTACCATATATAAATTTATTATATTATTTTATACTGCTAAATTATCTTGTATCCATCTTCTCAAATTATTGTTTATCGGTATCAAAAACATCTCTAATGAATTCAAATAATGTTCTTTATTTTCCTCTGATGTCTCATCATCCAATAATCTCAATGTATTATTTATCACTCTCAATATCTTTTCGTTATAAATTCCCACTATATTCTTAAATACACCATCCATCGTTACCGTATGTTCCTTCTCATCTTTAAATAACTCTGTATTATCTAAATCTAATATATTTTTGTATAAATTTAAGGTGTGTAATATTGATTGTCTATCTGTCTTTTTATATGTTTCTATCAACTTATCTATCCCTAATATCGCCTTTTTCAATATAAAATTAAATATCTTATTATCTTGTATCTTATACCATACATAATATCGTCTTATCGCATGAAACAAATAATACAAATCATCCTTATTATCATTCTTATACCATCTAACTAATCCTTGACTCCAGGTTGGTCTTTGAATTTGTAATATATTGTCGCTTACGCTTACCTTTGTTCCTGTCGGACAATGTGATACTAATGCCAGTTGAACCATTACTTGAAACGGTTCTAATATCATATCTACTTTTTCTTTTTGTGATGATAATAACTCCATTCTACTTATTTATCTTATTATATCTTTAATAATATTTATTTAATCATTAATAAAGATTTATTATAATCTTGTAGTGGGTAATCCCGACCGTCCAAATAGAAATCTTGTTGTCCCACTTGAAGGTGTTCCTAAATTTTGTGCATTTCTAACGGTATTATCATTCAATACACTATTTGTCATTCTTCTAAATTCATCCGCAAAGGGTAAACTTATTGTATCTCTTCTTCTAGTTCTTGCCCTTCTAGTTGCTCTATTATTCATTCTTGTTGTTATAGGTGTTCTAGCAGGACTAGCACTTCTTGTTCTTCTTGTTGTTCTAGGAGGTGTTCTAGACCCAGGACTAGCACTTCTTCCTCTTCTTCTCGTTCTTCTTCTCTTTACTCCCTTTCTTTTTCTTCTTGTTTTACTTCGTCTATTTCTCTCGCTCTCTCTTCTTTTTCGTTTTGGCATTATATAAATTACTTAGATAAATTACACTATTATCGCATTTCTATTTTTACTATTATCATATTCTGGCAGATTCTTTTCAGATTCTATTTTTATACTCACTTCTGCTAAATTCTTCCCTATTAAACATTTCATCCTCAAATAATTTTCATCTTCTATATATTGATAGCAATTATCCAGTGATGATTGAACTAAAAATGACATTATTGTATCTCTTACCGATTCATAACTCTGTGGTATTCTTATCCATAATCTTGGTATCTTATCTGCTCTCGCACTACTTAACAATAACAATAATATTAATATTTTCATTAATATTATCTTAACTTTTAGATTTAAATACTTTCATTATCTTCATATCGTGTTTCCTCATCATTCATCCTAATGTAACCATTATCATTATTTATATCTATTATTCCTTTTTTCTTATTTCGTCTCCATACACATAAATCTGTATAACTTATTGATAGTGATATTATCGAGCCCATATATATTATTCTCCGCTTTTTATTTTTTCTATCTCATTCTTCAAATATTCTACCATCTTTTCTAACTCTATTACCCTCTCCTCCAAACCATTCATCTGTTGTTTTTCTTTTTTAGAATGCACTTTTCTTATATGACTTTTTAATGAACTTTCAGTTTTATATACTTTATCGCATTCTTCGCATTTAAAACATTCATTTCCTAATCTATGTCTTTTTGTTTCAAAATGCTTATACCATTTCTCATTTGAAGATGTCTCAAATTCACATTTCACGCATTTATAAAAATAAGATGACATTATTTATATTTAACATTATAAATTTAAATTAATTTTCTTCGTCATCATCTTTTAATAATTCGTTTAGTTTATCTCTATAATAAAGAATACTATGGTCATCTATTGGATTATAAGTACTTCCACACCAATGAGCAAATTTATAGTATAATACCCAGAAAAATCTTGATACTCTTGTCTCTACTTGTTGTATTATATTTTCACTTGTATTTATGTATTCACTTGGACATGTATGACGGTATCTTAAAGAAAATGGCAATGATGGAACTGGATCATACCATAATACATATCTTTTCTCAAAATCGCATATTCTATTAAATCTCTCTTTAAATGCGCCATTTCCTACTCTTGGCGCTCCAAATGTAACACAAGCATGCTTCAATCCTGGATATTTATGAGCATAATTCATACATGCTATCACTGCTTCACCTCCTCCTTTCGAGTGACCTGTATAAATTATATTTTTTATTTCGGTATTTTTTTGAATTTCAGCATTTATAAAATCGGTTATTTTACTTTCAACACTGCGAAACTGTCTTAAAAATCCCCAATGTGCCAATGGTCTATCTTTATCTTCAACTCCTTCTAAATCCATTGGAACTCTCACTATATTCGCATCCGTCAACCAATCTCTTATATTTTCCGTCCCTCTAAACGCACATAATATACTGTTATTATTGAACACTGATACATAACATTCTGTATCTATCCCACTTTCTATCAATTTTGGTTTCTCCTCCATCAAGTCAAAACATTCACATTTCTCTGGTCTCTTCTCCTTCTCAAAATTCTCATCAAAAAAATCTTGATTGTGGTATGCTAATCTAGCCATCTGACAAACCGCATTTATCAATATTGAATTCAACATTATAATATTTATTGATAAAAAAAATTGATTCTATATTTATATTTATCGTCTAAATTATTTAAATGATTCAAAAAATTCAGTCCTTGTATCGAGGATATCATTATAGAAAACATCATCTACCTAATTCTATCCTTTTTATTAAAAAAAATCTTAGAAATGCAAATTTAAATTTATCTAATAATTCCACTGATGGAAGAATAAATTCATGCAACCATGAAGATATCATTATTAATACTCTAAGAAATATTAAAGATTTTAAAAAAAGATTATATGTTCCAAAAGATAGACATTGGTTTGACCTTATTATTAAAGATTTTCAATATGGTCCTCTACCTATCAATATTAAAACTACCACTATGAAAACTGCTGATAATACTGGTAATTTCGCTATGTGCGTATATTCATACACCAACCATCCTATTAAACTTAAAGATAATAATAAAAACGGTATAATGTCTAAAATATTCTTACAATCTATCAAAAATAAAAAATATAATGCTAAATTCAAAAAAGACTACTATTTTATAGTTGTCAATAAAAATAATACTAATGATATCATCGCTAATTCTGTTCTAGGTCTTTCATCTCTAACACCTAATATTAACAATCTTCCATTTCAGGTAAAATGGAATGATAACAGAAAATTTATTCATAAAAATATAAAAAATTCTATTAAACAAATCAAATATGCTATTCAAAAACCTAAACCTAGTTGGAGAGAACATTTCTTAAGTGAATTCAGGAAGATTGAATAAACAATTACATAATTGTTTGTGTCCTATCTTAAATCTTCCCGAATACATGTAATTTTCTTTAAATTTATCACTATTCATATATTCACATATCTTTTTTAAATCTATACTCTTTTTCGGTATCATCATTATTAAACTCCCTCCAAAATATTGAACTTTATCTATAAAACATATCTCTTTTGAACGTGACAAATTATATACATACAAACATTCCTTTCCCATATTTTCTCTTATCTTATTATAATTCCTTAACGCTCCCCACTCATACCAATTATTTTCATCAAACTTACGTATCTTCCTTTTTATCAATGTATCCTTATTCTCTCTCATATATTTATTTAATTCTTCATCTTTTGATGGAAATTCATTCAAAAGTATATATTTATTTTTCTTATTCTTTCCATTTAACATATCAATGTTTCCATATCTTTCATTTTTAAATACTCCCTCTTTCCCTGTTACCATTCCTACTGATATCTCAAAATAGCCTGAAAATTCTGTCATATTTAAGCATTTTTCATCTGAAAATGTTATTATGCCGTTACTATTTATCAAATATTTTTCATCACCGTTTAACATTATCTTCTTTTCTAGTGATATATCTTTACAATACCTAAATACTATCACATCTATATTCGCTTTTTCAAATAATCTCTCATCATTGGGATGATATATATCTGTAAATGTTCCATTCCCAAGCATCTTATTTATTATTTTACCTGAACTTGTTAGTTTTATAAAATCGCTTGGTACTATAAATATCAGTTCTCCCTTATCTTTCAATAAATCATAGCACTTTTCTATAAATTTTATATATAGATTTCCTGATGATGTCTTTACATAAGGTGGATTTCCTATTATTGTTTTATACTTTTTATCTATTTTAAAATTTAAAAAGTCTCCAAAATTTATCTTTTCTTTTTCGATATCTTCTAAAAATTCTATTTCCTCATCGATTTCATACATATCAAAACACATCCCCTTTCTTTTATTTCTAACATAATCTACTAAGTCTCCTCTTCCTACTGATGGTTCTAATATCAACTTTGGATTATTCTTTATCAACTTATTTACACAAAGTTTTAATAGTTTATTTTTTGTAAAATATTGACCTTTTTCATGAATTCCAGACATTATTTATAATAATATATTAATTATTATAAATTTATTTAATCAATTTTATTTTTTTATTTTTATTTTTCATTGTTACTATTCTAGGTTCTATATTTTCTCTAGATATATTTAATGATTTTAAAATGTTAGCTAATATAAGTTGATCTTCCAGTAGTTTAATATACTTATCTTTATCAATAATAACTTCATTTTCTTTATCAAAAATTCTAATTTTTTCACTCATTATTTTTATAAAATAATATGATATAATCTTTAACTATTTTATTTTTTATCTTCTCCCAACACTTCTTTCATTGCCTCTTTGATATCTAACGACTTTGATATTTTATTCATTACCTTTTTAGGTTTGGGATTGCTCATTATTTTTTTTGATGTCTCCATTTTCAAAATCTCATTTTTATCGCTATGAGGACGTGGATTCTCTTTATCATATTCTTGATAAAAATCTATATACGCTTTACCATATAAATTATCTACTTCTTTATATATTTTGCCGTTTTGATCCCCTTTATCTTTTATCCATCCTTCGTTTTTATCTTTTACCATATAATTCTTTCTTCGTTGGTCTGTACAATGTATTGGTCGTTCTGTTACCGGTAATTCATCTAAATTTTCAATTAATTTATTAGAAATACAATCTTCTATATAATTATTACCATTAAGTATGTCTTTTAATTGAAATGTTATTTGTTTCATAAAATCTTCAATATTCAACGCATCCTTACAATGATTATTTAAAA